AGGGAGATAAAACAGTTTTACAGTATCACTTAATTCGGGTCTCGTAAATGTTTCTTACCCACCATATAAACATATCTTCACCAAGTGTGTGTTTCATAGTATTTACCCTAGCAGCAAGTAGCTGTACGTTTTCCCGTACATAGGGGCCTTGGGGGTTTATACGGTCTATCGAGGCGTTAAATTCTTTCTTCTTCCTGTCGCCATACGCACCATCTCTTTGGTGAGTCATAAGCACGCCAGATAAAGCGCATTTACCGTCTTGCATTTCCCATAGGTCAACAACGTCTTCATTGGTTAATTCGTATTGAACGCCCTGTTTAAGACGTTGGGATTTTAGTTGGGTATTTAGTACTCGAAGGTAGGATTCAGGAGTAGCAGAGGTTTTTCTTGCTCTTTGCGCTGTAACGCACGGTTGGCAGACACTACGAACAAACCCTTCTTTAAAATGCTCAAACTGGGACAATGGCCTAGTTTTATTGCAGGAAGCGCATATCCTAGAATTTTGTGGTTCTTTTAACGTTTTCTTTTGTTCTCTAGGCATATGAAATCTCCACAAAAGAAAGGGGGCCGAAGCCCCCAATCTTAACACCTTTTGACTTCTTATGAAGCGCCGGGTGAACCGAAGATGCCCAGTGGGTCAGATACGCCGAAGCTGTATCGCTCACGAGCCTTATATCGGCTGTTGCCTGTGTCAAAGTCTGCGTCCATGCTAGTTTGCATAGGTGAGCGGACAAAGTGCTTCAGGCCGTTAGGTACGTCAGTCATCAAGAACCACGCGTTAGTATCAGTCAGGTAGTGGTTAACTGTGTAGCCACCGGGGATTGAACTATTAGTGCGGATTGCGTTGATGTCGTTATCGGCTGTAGCCACACGAAGCTCAGTATCCAACAGGCGAGTAGCAACGAATTGCAGCGCAGGTGGGATAACGAGTTTTGTAGGCTTGGCAGCGATAAGAAGACCACGCTCATCAGTCCAACCAGCAATCTGAATAACAGCCGCTTCTAGTGAAGTTTCGTTAAGGTCAGCGCCAGTAGTAGGACGGTTTGAGTTAGTACCACCAGAAACGAGTGGGTGGTCAGTCGCACACAATACTTTACCGTCGCCGTAAGTTACGCCTGAACCAGTAAATGCGTTGTTGAGGATGCTAGCACCCTTAACTTGCTTAGTGTACGCCATCGCACGTGCAAGAGCCTTCGTGTAACGTGAAGAGAGTGAATCGTAGAGGTTATCTTCGATTGCTTCCTCAGTTAGTGAGAAGCCCATAGCGATTGTCTCGTGAGTGTAACGAGCAGTCCACGCTTCTTGTGCGTTGTCATAGTCGATGGCAGAACCTTCACCCTTAACAGGTGCAGCGCCAAAGCCTGACAATTTAGTTTCTTCCTCGAAAGAACGGTCAGAAGACTCAGTTTCGAAGATTTCCGCAGCCTCGTCACCATACTTCTGATATTCGAGACCAAAAAGGGCGTTTAGGCCCGGTAGTAGCTCCTTAAGGAGTTGCGCTCTTGAAATAGCCATTAGTTAAATACTCCTTAGATGCCGACGTTGTTGGTCATTTGATGACCGCCGGGGTTGAACTTAACCAGAATATCTGGGTTTGACTCGGTCAAATCAGATACTGCGGCGACGACGCGGAACGCTGCTGCTGCGGTTTGAGTAGCACCAACCACGGCAGAAGTTGAATTACCAGTAGCCGTATCACCAGTAGAGGTGGTTTGAGCTGTAGTAAAGTATACGTTCGCACCGATGTCGGATTGATCCATTGCAGCATCAGCTTGGCATTGGAACAGTACATTCGGATCGTCAACTACGTAAGCCTTGATAGGACCGCCATTAGCAGTACCGCTTGGGTAATACTGAGCGAAAATAGTCTGGCCTTGTGCATTAACGTATTCACAACCAACAAAAACGCCGATTGCGCCTACACCACTAGTTCCACTGATGGAGTTAGTAGTCAGGTCAGCGCCCGTGCCAGTAGCAAGAGCAATGTAGCCGTCCGCGCCGATAATAACAACTTGACCATAAAACAGGTTAGTTGCTTCACCAGCAGGGTCGATTAGGTACTGAGTAGTAGCGCCCGCGTAGGGCATACCATCAGCACGTTTTACAGGCTTAAGCCCGTAAGGTGTTGGAGATGTAGCCATTGTAATAGCTCCTAAATTTTAGTTTCCGCTGCCGAAAGTAACCTTCGTTTTCCTATCATGAAATAGGGGCATACGAGGATCATTCTCGCGCATCAGGTTATTGTCCACAGATTGCATCTGAGAATCAGTCACTTGCTTATAATACTCACTGCGCTCTTGGACAAGCTCTGCTGGGGCCTTACATAGCATCAAACCACCAATAATGACATTATCCTTAAACCGCGCGTCAGCTACAGCGTCGGAGAATATTTCAGGGTGATCTTCAGCACGTACAGGTTCCCAACCTTCTCGTATCTTAGAGGAAATATTAGTGGCGTCAGAAGTGCCTAGCGTACTAATACGAACCCAGCGTGGTACCCATCCAGCACCTACATCTACTTCAGGTAGGGTTTCAGGGCGTGACCAAGACTTTTTACGGGCTGTTTTAGTCCGAGATTCGAGTTCTCTATCTAGTCTATTTTGAGCCATTATTGTTTCCTCATTAATTCAGCAGCCTGTTTGGCGTAAGTTTCCAGTGGTACTCCAAGTTTTTTCGCAATAGCAATCTGTGACTGCGTGAGCCTAATTTTCTTAGGCAATGTGCTCCGCGTAGCGGGTGCAACCACGTTGCTAGATTTTCTTTGAGTACTAGCTGGTTCGTCCTCTACCCCATCGTCAAACTGATCGGGGAATACTTGTCGCATACGAGAGTTAATTTTCTCGTAGTATTCGTCTGATCGCGGGTTAACCCCGTCTTTCGTTAATTTGTTATGCAACCCTAGCGCAAACGCAGTCATTTCGTCATCAGAGCCAAACCATGGGTTATCTTCGCGCCATGATTCTGCTTTTTCGTCACGCTCGACTTGCGGTTGAGGTGCATTTACTTGCGGTTGTACAGGATTACTTGTTGATTGTAAAGAAGTTTCCTGCGTTTTAATTTCTCTAGGTTTAAGACCGTTTACTCGTTCCATACGGATTTGCGCCGCATTTAACATAGTCTGGGCTTCTAATATAGAATCGGGATCGCCAGAATCGTACGCTTCACGATATTGTTTTTTTGCCATAGCAAGTTCGCCTTCTACTTGCTTTTTAGCGGACTGAATAAGCGTGTTATGACTCTGATCTACCGAACCTTTTAGCTTTTGGTTTTCGTCGACTAGCTTTTTAGCATACGCTTCTAAGGCTTCTCGCTCACGCAAGGCGGCTTCTTTTGCTCTACGCTCGTCATGGTACCCCTTACTAAAATGCTTAATACGGTTCTTAACTTTTTCAGAGTAGTTTTCTAGCTCTTCGTCAGTAACCTCTTGTGGAGGTGGGGACACTTTTCGCCCACGGTCGGCTTCTGGCGTATCGTCTTCTACCTCAATCTCTAAGTCGCCCGCTTTGATGGTGTCTTTACCGGGCTTCTTCATATCTTCCCGACCGACAGCGCCTTCTACTTCAAGAGGCGCATCGTCTTCAGCAATATCCACTTCTATCTCTGCGGCTGCTTCTTTATCGGGGTCTGGAAATTCAAACTCTACTTGTTGTCTAGGCATGATCTATTCCTTATGCACGCGAAACCGCTCGCGGATCGTCAACGACAGCCTCAATTGAGTCGTCGTTCATTAAACGATATTCCTGCTTTCCAACTTTAAAGCGCGTACCTGTATTAGCACGGAACATCACGTAGTCGCCTACTTTGCACCAAGGCCCAGTAGGAAATCTTTCTTTGTCGCTATAGGCTTCTGCGCCCATATCTAACACAACACCCACAGTAGATAGGATGTACTCCTCTCTTACTGTTGAGCTAGCCTTAACAAGACCACTGTCCCCAAAGGTTTCCTCCACGTTAGGAAGGGCAATAAGAACCCTGTACCCCACCGGTTTCGGGATTGAGGCTTCTAATTCCTCTTGGGTTTTGATGTCTTCGGCTATTTTCTTTTGCCTTTTCTCTTCCAATGCAGTCATTGCTGGGGCTACTGAAGCTTTCGCTCCCACCCCGCTAACCGTTATAGTTTCAGTCATCGTTATCGTCCATATAGTTACGCGAAAGGTCACCTACTTCTCTTAATGCAGCGTTTAGACCCCGAATCACGCCACATACCTCCCGATATTCAGCAAAGTCTTTAGCTCCGCCGCTTTTCAGGAAATCTTCGCTGGAGCCTTTAAGCTCCGTTAATTTTTCATTTAGCACGTCAAAGACGGTTTTAGCCATTATCTTCCCTGCCCTCTGTATTCTTTGAAACTACGACGTTTGTGTTTGTTCATTGAATTAATCTTCAGCGTGCCGTTTCCAATGCTCGTACCTTTTGTAGTACGGTTTAGGCGTATAGCCTCGGCGGAACTAATACCTGTTTTTTTAGCCACATTACGGTTCCTTTAAGTAATTTCTTTCCAAGTAATAACATCTCTTGGGGGAGTACAAGCTCCGGCCCAAACCCTTATGAAGTTACATTTTGCGCGTTCAAGGCAGTGCTGGCATTCAGGTACTGCAAACCCAGCGTGATCCCCAACATTATTAAACCCGTAAAGAACATGCGGGACCCTACGAAAAGGAAATTTTTCCGCTAATTGCATGAATAAATCTCCGTCTTCGCACGGCTGATTTAGTGTTGTGTTGTACCCATCCGTAGTTTCGTATGCCGTTCTTTTGTACATCCCTAAATGGCGCCACCCATAACTAGTTAGCGGCTCTCCAAAGTCTTTATTTGCTACGTACTCTACAGGGGTACCTTTTTCCCCTATAAACGCTTGATCGCTGTAAGCCAACCCAATTTCAGGGTGTTGTATAAACGCTTTTAACATAAACTCCAAAGCGTGTGGGTACAAAAAATCATCATTATCTAAATGGCATATAAGCTCACCCGAACTGTTTTCATACGCCGTTTTTCTATTCTTTGGTATCCCTAGATTTTCTTCGTTTCGATAAAGTTTTATGCGTGGGTCTTTACCTACTATGGTTTTAAGAAACTCATAGGAACCGTCAGTAGAGCAGTCGTCTTGAATAACTAGCTCCCAGTTAGGGTAAGTTTGTTGCAACACACTGGTTATAGCTCTTTTTATTAGCTTGGCGCGGTTATAAGAAAGCAATAAAATTGAAATCTTAGGTTTTTTATCCACGTTGCGGTCCTTGTTGCGTCTGTTGAGCCTTAACTAAGTCTAGTATTGCTTTAGCCTCGTCGAGATCGTTCTTAGCCTGAGCTTGCTCTGTTTGTGCTGCTACACGTGCTGCCTCAATAACAGCGGTGCGCTCGGCTTTCTGTGCATCCAACTGAAGTTTAGCAGCGTCGAGGGCTGCATCTGCTTGATCTTTCTGAGCCTTACGCTGCTGCTCGGCTTGCTTCAACTGTAGCTCCGCTTGTTGCATTTGGATGATGGGGTCTTGCATCTTCTGCTGAGCTGCGGCCTGAGCTGCTTGAGCTTGCTTCTCTTGGGTAAGTTGCCTTCCTGCATCTGCCAGTAGGCGCGCAAGTTTTACTTCCATATCTTCCGGTAGCTCGGCGTTTGGCGCTGGTAACGGTACGCCTAACTTGTCTTCCATCTGCTGACGGTATTGGAACGCAACGTGTTCTGCCATGTGAGCGCTTAACGCTGCCATGATCTGCTGCGCCGCTGGGTTTTGCCCAATAAACGCCATAATGGAAGGGTCTTGCATAAACGCTTGGTGAGTAGCAATGTGCGCCGCATGATCTTGATAAATAAAAGCTTTTATCGGCTTACCTACTAGCACGCCCATGTTCTCGCTTACTGGGTCAGTAGGCTTGATGTCGTCTTTGGTCGGTACTAGCTTGTCGGCGTTCTTGATACCCAAGACCTCGATCATTT